TTTGATCGTAGTAATCATCTCGATCTAGGTTGGAGTAGTATTTTTCATACAGCGCATCAGCGAGTTCTTTGTCGCCAACATCATCGTATTCAGGGTATTTAGCCCTAAAAGTCTCCAACCCCGACATGGCTGTTTAGGGTGCCGCCTGTCGGCTTGGGAGGTTGAGGTCTAGGGAGCCGCCTAGCTCTGCTGGATTACGATCAACGCCGCCCCCAGCATCCGCAGGCAAGATTATTCCGTACTGGCTTGATAGGTTTTGAAGCATCTTGTCGATGCGATTCATTAGGTCTTGGGATGCCTTGGGTAACGCCTGTCCATAGCCAGCCTCAGTCAGTGCCACTAGCTGATCTTGCAGGCCGTCTCTTATGCCCGCGTAATACCTGATAAGCTCTCTTCTATCGGTATCACTGCTCACCCTAAGCTTTGCGTCCAGACCCATAAGTTCTGCGCCTAGCATTCGCTGTGTTTTCAGCAGATCATCTTGACGTTTCTGAGCCGCTGTTGCGGCCTCGAACTGACCCTGTCTTTCGGCTAGGTCAATTTTACTTATGTCTCTGCCGCCTGCCTGAGACACCTCGCTTGCGGCCTGTATTCCTTTAGATACGTCACCTCCAGCAATACCCGCACCGAGCGCCAAGAGCATGTTGGATTGGACGCGCCTGTTCAGATCGTCTCTTATGTCTGAGTAGTCAAGGGTAGGTATTTCGACTTTGTCTCTGTCCACCCCAAGACTCATAAGGTATTCGAGCCTAGAACGGTAGTCGTCGGTGCTGAATACAGAATCCGACTGAACCTCTTTTCCGTCGCCTTTTAGGTTTACGCCGCCTACTTCACCTACTTCATCTGTTTTTCTAACATCAGCATCCGCTTTAACTGGACTGCTTTCGTTTGCCTCTCGACGAAGCGGCCCCCTGTAAACGTATTCGTCCTCTTCGTCCAAGCCCAAAGCGGTTGCTGGGTCCGTGTATTCTGTCGGTATGCTAGTTATTCCAACCGGAGTTTTGTCTTCCGCGCTCTGGCCCAAAACTCGTTGCTTGAAAAACTCTATTGGCGTCATGTCAAGATCGTCAGCCAAACTCGGTCTGCTTTCTAAGCGTTGGTTTATCTGCTCTGGAGTGAAAACATCTCGATACCCGTACGGGTCAGTTTCTCTCTCCTTAAGCGGCCCCGGCATATCGCTCGCCAAAAGAAGGCCGTCGCTCAAGGGGCTTTTTGCCTCTGCCATTCTTGAGCTTTGTGCGACCCTCCCCGGTATTTCTGAAACATACCTCGCGGCACTTCCAATCGGCTCTAGCACGTTTTCTCTAACAGTATCACCAAACGCACCCGGATCATCAAAATACCCAGTGGATCTTCTTTGAACTGTCGGGTCTCCCCTTTCAGGAGCGCCAATAATCCTTGAAGAGCCGTCAAATGTGGGGTCAACCGTGGAGGCCATTCTACGGTTGTACTCGTCCATTGCCGCTGTAATTTCTTTTTCCTCATACCCTCTCTGGGTAATTTGCAACGGACTTAACCCCACAGCTACCAAGTCCAGTATTTCTTGCGTCCTGCCGCCATTAGCCATCCTGACAATCCCGCCTCCAGACATCCTCTGCGGCGGCATCGCCTGCTCTATTCCCTGTGGGGGCATCTGAGGCATTCTCTGGGGCATTTGCGGGGCCATAGCCATCTGGGGCGGCATAGCACCCATAATCCCCATGCCAGCCTCACCCACGATGCGGTCCTTGACTGTGCCTTCTTGTGGTTGTTCCTTTTGGAATCGCTTACGCATGTCGGATCGACGTTGTATCTCAGAGACAACCAAGAACTGCGGCACTTGACCGCTAGGCATCTGAGCTTCCTGCATCAATGCCTGATCGGGCAAGCCTTTGATAATGTCTTCTTGCTCAAGAATATTCATCATCCCCGCTGTCCCCCAAATGCGTTATACAGGCCAGCCGCCGCGATTCCCGTTCCTAGCAACTGTTGCATAGTGGACGGCGTCATACCGAACGACGAAATGGTCTGACCCGGAGATATCGGGGTTCCCTGCAACATCTGGCTGTAATATGCAAGTTGCTCTCTCGGGTACGACCTTTGTCGCAGGAAGTCCTGATATCCAATATCCATGCCTGTCTGGCGAAGCCTACGCTCTGCTTCGCCAGCCGCCTGCATGTTACGGAGTCTTTCTATCTCCATTCTCTGACGCTGACTTGCGTAGTCGCCCAGCATTCCAGCCGCCGCTATCCGCTGTGCATCTCCAGCCAGAATATTTCCATAAGCCGACTGACCAAGTTGCGCCGCCTGTTGCGCGTAAGCCCTATCCAGATCAAGACCTCGCTGTGCCTGAGTAAACGCCTGTTGCATACCGGCGCCATAGATGTCGCCAAGCTGACGGTTCAGGTTGCGCTCACGCTCGGCCTGCATGATGCCTTCACGGTAACCGCCAAGGCTCCCTATCCCAGCCGCCTGCAACCCCATCTGCTGACCCGCAATGTCTGACTGGCGACGGGCCTCTCGCATCTGGTTGTTCAGAACCATTTGCTGATAAGGGTTCATGTATCGGCTAATCGCATAAGGGTCTGCCATTGACGGCATTTCTTGCGCTCGACGGGTTGTCTCAAGCATTGTCCCTGCGTAGGGGCTACCCATGCCCACCGTGCCAGCAATGTTGCCAGCTACATCAAGCTCGGGTGGTGTGCCTGAAACACCCATCTCCGTAAAGCGATACATGGCCTCCTGCTCAGCAGGAGTGAAGTACGCCAGTCGCGCCGCAGGGTAGGGGGTATATGGCTCAGCCGACTCATACCCAACACGAGCCAATAGGTCTTTGTAATACGGTTCTGCGTATTCTGGTAGGTTTGACTGAACTACCTTGGACTCTGTAGGTCCGCTACTTCCGCCGCCCTTAGACATCGCCTAATTCCTTTTCATAAAATGCCGCTGACTTCTTGAAGCCATCAGCCTCTAAAAATTTCCAAAACCCAAACCTCGCCACGCCCTCGATGCTCTGGCACCCAAGGTCTTTTGCGTAGCGGCTGATTTGTTCTAAAAGAAGGTTGTACCACTTGTCGAAGTCCTCTCCGCCCAAGAAGTGCATAGAGAGTATTCGCTTGCCGGGATAGTGGGTGACCTCCGTAGTCAACGCACCCCAGACCTTTTCCTCATCAAAGGCAACCCAAAGCTGGGTACTGCCCATGGAAACTGCGGCACATAGATGCTCCATCGTCCAGCGCCCATTGCACCTCTCCACCGCTGGTTCCAAGTAATGTCGGACATCGTTCCATGCCGACGCGGCGTGTTCTAACGGGACTAGACTTATGTTCATGCAGGCATCACTTTCCTTTCGTCAATTTGAGGTGCCTGCTTCGTTGTGCCATTGCGTTCCATGCGGACTCTATCCATCATGTCGTCTAGCTTTTCTGCTCCAGCATCAGAGCTTCCTTCGCCAAGACCAGACACTACATCCGCAGGAACAATAAACTCTCCGGGCGACACGGCAACAGGCTGTTCACTGCCTATCATACCCTGCACTGCGTCATCCATCCCACTGCCATTACCTCTAATCATCCCCTCCGTTTGAGCGTTCGGGACAACAGATTGAAGTATCATCTCTCTTGCCTGACGGAATATTTCTGGCCCGTATTTCTGCACAAACATCTCGACAATCTGATCACCATTTTCTATTTGCCCTAATACAGCCATACTCAACATCTGCACTTCATCCATACTGGGAATTTGGTTTTTTGCCGTGAACTCCGTGGGAACCTGAGCGATACCGCCACTTGGGACAGATGTTTCGCCAAGAGACGTTTGCAACCTCACCTCTGGTGTCAAGCCGCCTGCTTGGAAGTCTAGAGGGTCTCGCCCTAGCCGCTCCCTGTTCATGTTGGCAATCATCAGGGCTTGGCCTTCAGTGAGGCCCGGATACGTCGCAATAAGAACCTCGGGCGAGGTGAGGGCCGTGGTGTCCACCGGACCCGTAACGTCCCTAGCCGCAATAGCGTCCATAACATTCGGGTCGCCTACAGACGACAAGAGGGTAAAGAGGTTTCCGCTTTGGAGTGAGTCAAGATAATCTTGAATTTCCTGATCGGTCATATCTGGGAAGTACTCTCTCAGCGCGTCGTATTGTCCGTCTGTGTTCGAGTCTGGCGTTGTGTCTGGAGTGGTATCTGTCGTTGGCGTTGGCGCTGGAGGTTGAGAGTAGTACGCCTGAAACACATTCTGCTGTGGCGTAGACAGCGTAGAGCCCTCAGATGCCAGACCCATAACACTGCCGATATCCAAGGGACCGGGGTCCATCTGCTCTAAGGTACGCCGATACTCGTTCATTTGAGCGTTGGATTGAGGCGCCTGAAGAATCGGATCAAAGTACTGACCACGAGATATAACGCCCTGCCTCATTGGCCTGTATGATCGATCAGGCACTGATATACCTTCAGAAGCGTCTTGGAAATAGCTAAACTCTGGCTCAAACCCCGGCATATAGTCTCTTGGCGGAGCGATAGTATCTGGCCCACGCAGTCTCTGCTGTACGGTTACCGGATCAACTCCGAAGTAACCTCTTGGTCCACCTATGAATCGCGCTACGTCACGGGCGGTGCCAAGAGCCGACCCCTGCGCGTATGGGTTGTCGTCTTCTCTTCTTGTTGCCCCGTTTTCTTTTTTCTTTGTAGAGCCACCTTCTTCCATGTACATAGGAGGCGGGGTTCTGCGGCTCATCTCTGCCCTTGCGTCTGACAAACCAGTCGGTATTCCGGGCTGTGCCGCCATGTAGCCGCGCTGAAGGTCGTCAAACGCTTCTCTTCTGTCAGCTTCGCCCTCTGCCATGCGAGCTTCTGCTTGCCGGCGCATCTGCTCTTCCATCCTCATTTGCTCAATAGTTCCTTGACCCATACCGGCTACAGCTAAGTTACCCATCGGTCCTAGCCTATCCAGCCCTCCGCTAACGGCGTCTTCTACACCGCCAAATATCTTTTGACTAAAGTTTTGCGGTTGTGGAGGCGGGACAGAAGAAAGGTCTATGTTGGCAGGGGACATATTTTTCGGAGCTATAGACGCAGGCATATCAGGAAATGGGTCTATCACGGACTGCTGTGAAAGGTCTTGAGCAACAGACGCCACCCCCTCGCCAGACTGTGCCGCCGCTTGTACGGCATCAGTGCTAGCCTTTGCCGTATCCACACCAGCCTTTGCGGCATCAGGAATGACATCGGTTATTCCTCCGGGGGCGACCATCGGAGCGTCCATTACTCTATTGAACAACTCACCTAGCTTTGATGAAGCACCTGCGGTAAGGCCAGCAAGGATGCCTCGCTTGGCGTCACCCGTGACAGCCGCTGTGCCGACTCCTGTAAGGGCCGCAGTTCCCAGCGTTCCCAGCTTGAGTGCGCCACCGAGTGCGCCAAATAAGATGGGCAAGAACGCCTCTGGCTGGCCTGTAACGGGGTTTGTGGTGAGTTTGCCGCCGGGAACCAGAGAGGCTATCCCTGCCACTTCAACGGGGTTCATGTGGACAAGCATTGTATCGCCATAGCGACCATACTTCGCCATCTCGTCCATCATTGGTTTTGCTGGGTATCTATTCATCAGCTTGTCTCTACACCAAACATATTGAAGCTAAGGCCAGTGCCACTAGCGTACACCTTGACCACATCGCTTTGGTTAAGTGTCAGTCCTAACACAGCAGAAAATGTGTCTGTCGCTGAGACTGACTTATCATAATAAATAAACTGTTTATTGTCTGCTCCTGCGCCTGCAACATGGACACTTAACCTGAATGTCAGTGCGCCCGATGTGCGGTTACAAACATTGATAGAGCTAACGGTTGTCTGATTTAGGTCAGGCACCGTGTACAGCGTGGTTGTTGTCGTGGCAGACGGGTCAAGCTGACCGAGAACCTTAATGACATCAGCCATTGCTTGCGCCCATCAGCAAGAACTGGAACCGGCGCAGGGCCAGTGACGAATCCTTGTTTGTCTTATTTGTGTTGCCTTCTACAGTCGAAGATATATCTTGTAGTGATTGCTCTATTGATCTTCTGGCAACCTGCTCGTTTTCTCGTTCGTACTCTGCACTGGCTACTGGCAATGTTGTGTATTTGGGCATTAGCGCCTTCCGTCCGTTCTAATATCGAATCGCAAGTCACCAAGCGTCCAGCCGTATCCCGAGCCATTGCTGGATATCTTGATGATCATCTCTCTGGTTCTGGCCCTCAGATGAAACTGACCGGTATTGCTGGCGATTGTCGCTGTATCTAGCAGGGTTTCATCCCCCAGCGGGAAGTCGCGGCCTTTAACCTCCAAAGACAGGTCAACCGCCGCAGTGGTGCCTCTGAATGTGAAATCAGGTATCACACGGCGCACAGCGGCAAACTGCTCACCATCGCCAAGACCAATACCGCCAGAAGCAACAAACGCATTTAACGGTTCGCCGTCAGCCGTATGACCGATCTCGTGACTATACAAGTAGTTGTCGCTGGTCAGGCTGTTAGAGGCGGCAAGCGGAAACTCCTTGGTTGGCGCATGAATAAACGCCCCCCGATCCAACGTGCCTATAGTCCAGTTGTTTTCTTGATAGTTGTATGTGACATAGTTTGTTATGTCTGCGCTTGGGGTGCCGACTGGGTAATACCACGTTACCTCTGAGTCGTCAGGGTTAGTGGTGGCGAATATCTTAAACCTCTGCTGGAACTGGAGGTTTGAAAACACATGATCTAGCACGGAGCAGGGCAGTCTCTGCACTGAGCCGCGATAAACATAGAACCCTTCCCTGTCCATGAAGAAAACAGAGTCAGCCGCCGCTACCCCGGCCTTGGGCGAGATCATGCTGACGTTTTCCGCCACCGGAGAGAAAGAGTAAATAAACGGGGCGCCTACGAAACGCATGGCTTGGATGCCAACGTCTGTAAATATCAGTATTTCTTGACGAGTCTTGATCGCACCCACAATGGTTGTGCCGGTAGAGAGAACCTGACCTCCGGCACTGTTTGTCGCAGTAGGAGTCCAATCTACCGCGTTTTCTTGATCAGACCACCGGATAAACAACGGGTCTAACGTCACAGAACCAATCGGGTTACACCCAAAGCAGATAACATGCCGGTCAATGTCAGACACCATGACCTGAAGCGCCTCAACTGGCGTGTTTGAAGCGCCTCCTAAGCTGGAAAGCGAAACGGCCCTCGTTGACAGACCGCTACTCTCATCCCAGAAATACACAGAACTGCCTCTGGGGTTGAATATAAGGTCATCGCCAAATGCGTCTTGGCTGTACAGGCGTAGCTGATTTGATGAGGTAATTGCCACAGACTCGCCAAAAGTCCCAGCGCCCCACGCACCCACACCCCAGCCTGTACTGTCTACATAGAAGTTGGTGCCGGTGTTGATCTGATACACGCCAACAACAGAGCTACCACCGTTCCCAGAGTCGCTGGAATTGGCTGTCACTGTGGCGCCTGACGTGTCCTTTGCCGTTATGTTGTAGCTGTTGGCGTTTACGATGACCCCGATCTGATACTCCTGATTTAACACATCAGCAGTAATATTTCCTCCCAACGAGGCCGCGCCAGAGTACGTTACAAAGTCGCCCTCTACAGCGCCATGCGAGGTGTCACTAACCACTAAGGTTGATGACCCATTCGTTGCGGCAAACGTCACGTCGCCAGCCGCAGTGGTCTGCCTGATGGGGGTTACATCTGACACCGTGCCGCCAGACTCTACATAAAACTTCAGGTTTGTACCGACACCCAGATACTTATCGCCATCGGCAGAGCCCCAATCAAACAACGACCTAGCGACGCCCTTGATCGCGGTGCTAACGTACTTTTGCCAGCCGCCAATGGTTTCGACGCGGCCCTTTCTAAAACGAATCCTGTCTGCATCAAACCAGCCGGAATCAGCACTGTACTCTGTGCCTTCCTTGTCGATCCCCGGCTTGAACTGTATCTTCGTTAAGGCCATCAGTACGTCCACATAACCGGCGTGGAGGCTCGCTTATCGACATGGACAAATGTCTTAGCAACTCCTATGCCGTTAAATCCCATCTCTATAGCCTTCCAGACGATCAACATTCTTTCAGCGCCGTTTTTAACCTGTATGTCAGCGGCAATACCATGCGCGTGAGTTCCGGGCTTTTCTTTCTTGGCCTCTAGGCTGTGGTTGTTTGACCTATAGCCAGAGGTGATGATGAAGGGAAAACCGCAGGACTCTCGTAGCTCATCAAGGTCCATGATGAAGTCAAAGTCCATCTCATTCTCGCCGGTTTCCTGACAATCGAAATCAGACAGCTTGAAGTACTTAAACTCTTTCATTCTTTTTTGCCCGAACCAAGGAACAAGCCAAAAGAACCCGTCAGTGCGCCAGTCATCACGCTGACCAAGGCCGCTTGCTCGGGGTTCGGGTCGGGCAAGTCCATGAACCACTCGACAACCCGATACGTCATAACAATCATCACAAACATAACCACTCGCGGAAGTATCCGCCAGCGATCTAGTAGCTCAGGGGTAATCATTATTGAAGTGCTAAAGCAGTCACCAAAGCAATGTTCAGTGCAAGCGCAGACAAAAACAACATCCCGGCTTGCCACTCGGTAAGGTGCATAACACGAAACTTGCAAGCCTTACCAACAGATTTTATCGGCTCAATCATTGCTTACTTCTCCCTTGCCACCTGCTTGGTCTTTTCAAACGTCCTCAAGCCGCCCAACCCCAACATCCCAAGAAGAACGGTCAGCAGGCTTTCCATTTCAAATACAGGTAGTGGAGGGGCGTCCACACCAGCAAATGTAATAACAAAAACAGCAATAGGCTGGCCCACAAAGTGCCAAGCCAAAGCAACGCCGCAAGTCCAGCCCACAAACGGCCTCCAGCCTGCGACAAACATGCTTTTGTGTGCCGCTTCAGCCTTGTTAATCTCAATCTGGCCCTTGGCAAGCTCTTGGGCGTGTCGCTCCGACATCGTCGCAATTTCGTGCGCGAGCCTCGCTTTCTCGTCCGCATCCGGTATGAACTTATCCAGAAGCCCCGTAACTGGACCAATCAACGCTTCTAACATGACGCCTCCTTAGAATGTGGACAGTGCAACCCTTTTCCATGTGTTAGTTGCGACACACACATATATGTAGTCTGTGTCATAAGCGAACTCGCCCTTGGTGCCTGATGCCGAAGAGCTAGCTGGCGTCTGGGCAGTGTCGATCCTGATGTTGTCACCAGTGGTGGCTAGGGCGTTGAATGTGCCTGCGCCGGGGGTAGACGCGCCTATATTTGTGCCGTCGATGCTTCCGGCGTTGATGTCTACAGTGGGCAGTGTTGCTGTACCTGTAGTGCTGAGTGTTGTAAACGCACCCGTACTGGCAGAGTTGGCTCCAATCGGGGTGCCGTCTACAGCGCCGCCGTTGACATCAATCGAAGAAAATGAGGACGACCCCGTCGAGGTCACGTTCCCCGTCACGTTTCCCGTCAGGTCGCCCGTCACGTTTCCCGTTACGTTTCCCGTCACATTGCCGGTGACGTTACCCGTTACTGCGCCCGTGACATTTCCGGTCACGTTACCTGTCAGGTTGGCGGTCACCGTTGTTGCTAACAAGTCAACAAAAACCTGCGTGACCGTAGCGCCTGAACCAGAACCGCTAAACTTCAGCACTGCATCCTTGCCGTTGGCAAGCTCAAAATCATTTGAGGCGCTATATGTGCCTTGAAAGAGGATTACTGACCGGCTTGACGACAGGCTGTTACGAACAAATACAATCTTTTCTGCATCATTTGGAGTTAGCCTGACATACGCTGTGCCGCCAAGATCGCCGCCATCCGTAAACTCAATAAACTTGTTTCTACCGTTAGATACAGCGCCGTCCGTAACAGGGATGTCTGTTGGCGAGCCAGAACTACCGGCAGAAGACAGGGTCAGTGACAGTATTCCGTTGACAGCCTGATCCAAAATGTCGAAGTTGGTGTTGGTTGTGTCGCCCCATGTACCAGACTGATCGCCTGTTGCAATTTTCTCTATGCCTAAGTTGGTCGTATATGTGCTAGTCATGTCTTATGCCGCTATCTCTGTCCAATTCGGGTCTTGATTCGGTATGATTTCATTCCACGCAACAACAGACGCGCCTGACGTTTCGCCTGTTCCTGAAACTCCTGTAACCAGAACGCTAATATCACCGATTGCGGTGACAACGCCGACACGCCCCTCCGCGCCTGCGGAACTAATCGCCACAGCAACGCCTGTGCCTTCGGTGATAGTTGCGGAGCCAACGCCTCCCGCCCCCGCTACACCCGTTACCTCGACCTGACCTGCACCCTCCACTTCGACGGAACCAACGCCGCCGGTACCTTCCAGACCAGTAACGCTGGCACTTGCATCACCGTTCACCACAACGGAGCCTACAGCGCCCGTGGCCTCAAGGCCGGTTACGGGTGCGCCAGCGCCCTCTCTTATAATGACGTTAATTGGACCGTCTGCAAGGGAAGAGAAGGGGTCTTCAGCAAACGTCATCCCGCCAAACTGCGATCCCTGTGACCTTGATGCGATCATGGGCATTGTTGCTGACAGGCCGGTCACGGCAACCGAGACAGGAATGGAGCCTGCCGCCGAGCCAACCGCCCCTGTGCCTGACACCCCAGTCACCGACACACCAACTGGGAATTGTGCTATTGCGGTGCCTACTGAGGCCGTGGCCTCTAGTCCCGTAACTGCGGCGTCTGCGTCTCCGTTGACTGAAACTGAGGCAACAGCGCCGGTAGCGGATACGCCAGTTACGCTAACCGGACCCGGAAGACCTTCGTCGCCAAAGGTAAAGGCTGAAAAAGAACCAGCGCCGAACATGGTTACTTCTTGTCCGCCTTGGAGTCTATCTTGGCCTCTATTACGTCAAGTTTTTCAAATATGCGCTGAATATCCTGACGATACTCTCCCCGCTTGACATAGTCGCCAGCAACGCGAACTTCTATCTCGCTGACGTTTGCCTCTAACTTTCTAACAGAATCCCATAGCGTCTTCATAATCCAGCCGAAAATACCCGCGCCGAGGGTGATGACTGTGTTGATCATGCCTTGGTCCATCCTCAACCCCTGTTCATCACCGCTTTCACAATTATGCTAATTAACCAACCCGCTACGCCCACTAACGCCGCAATCCACATCGACTTAACCGCCGTGTCTTTTGCCTCCTGCTGGGCGTATACTTCTCTTTGCCTTTGTTCCGTAACGTCCTTTACGCACTGCCTATATTCAGCAACGCCCTCATTGCCGTAAGCGTATTGGAGAAGCGTTATTAGCTCTTTTCGCTGTTGTTCTACGCGCTTTTTTGCCGCAAAAACTTGAGCCGCCTCTGCCTCCACTGACCCCGAAAACACTACGGATTTGAATGGGTTTGTTCTTTTTTTGTGGCGTTGACTTGCATATAACACGTCAGAAGCATGGCCTTGCCACCGAGCAACAACCTGAAAGGTGTCTTCAATAGACTTCCCGGCCTCGATAAAAGCCTTGACCCCAGCATATGCTTTGGTCGCCGCCGCCGCCGCTGTAATTGGGTCAATCATTTAGTTTCTTTTAGGCGCTAGGGTCTACCCAGTTTGGGTCTTGAACCCACTTGGGGTCGGCACTGGGGTCGTATGTATAGCGGTTTCCCGACCAATTTTCTGGTGCATCTGTTACGTTCTCAGTCAAGGTCGCGTTTCCAGAATTAAGGTCGCCAATATAAAAATCGGGAGCCGAGGGGTCTCCAACTGTAATTTTGTCGGAGCCCATAGCCACAGCTTTGCTGTCCTCAAAAAGATACTTAGACAGCTTCGTTGAGTTTTCGGTAATTGTCTTCATTTTCCCTTATCCGTTTAACAAAATAGATGTTGCTGATATTGCCACGCCTAGCACAATGGGAGACGTTGTCGTAGAAGCCGAGCCATCAGACTGCAAGTAATACGTTGACCCTATTGTCAGCCCGCTAAATTTTTCAGAGATGCCGCCAACCAGCGTAACCTCGCCTGTTGCAGTGTCCGATATAGCCGCCTCGGCAACTCCCACAAACTTGGGTGCAGGTAGCGCATTACTTGAGGGCGGCTGATATACAGTGCCTTGCCCAGAAGTACTGCCATTTGTATGTAAAACCGCGACTTTTGCTTGATCAGGGTCGTATGTTGCAAGTGTTGAGCTATAGTTACCTGAGTTAGTGCTGTTTGTGCTTATCTCAAATCCAGAATCAAGCGAAATGCTTTTGTCTGAAGAAACAGTCGCGTTGTACACATAAGGACGCCCATTTGTGCCGTGCCTCACGCCAATCACTACTTTCTTGTTCACTTCGTCATAGGTAAGACTGTACTGACCAGACTGGATGCCTATCGCCACAGCGTCTCCAAATTCAATCGTTGAGTCTGTCCCTGACCCAGATACCTCGCCAGCTATAACTTTTCCAGCATTAGAATCACTGGTGTCTCTGTACCCTATGACAATCAGATTGTTGTCTGAATCAAAACATGCGTCTGGGTAGTCGGTTATTCCGCTCTCAAACACCACTGCTGTGCCAAGATCATATCCTGTCTTGGATGAATTTATTTCCCCAACCACTGCGGTTCCGTAATTGCTGTTTCCATAGTCACGCCAAATAAAAACCATTCTTTCTGCGTTTGAGTCATAGACAACATTAGGCCAATATCCTACGGCAGACTTGATCAGGTTTGCCCCGTTCCAACTTATGCCCGTAGCCGATCCGGTTCCTGAGTAATAATACGGATAATTAGAGTTGGAAACCGCCTCAAGCATAACCAGCCACCGATTTGCCGCCGCGTTATAGGCTAAAGAGCACTCTCCGGCAGTAGCCCCGTAAAAATCACCCGTTCCGCCAAGCGTAAACGCCGTTCCGCTTACGCTACCAATAGCATGTCTACCCCATGTATTCGCTTGGAAAGCGACCCCGATAGTGCTGTTGTTAGAATTAAACGCAATCGAGGTGTGTGAGGTGCTGTAGCTGTAACAGACAACAGGTGTTCCAAAGGTGATCGAAGACCCCGACACGTCCCCCACAACAACAGTTAGGTAATATCCGTTACCGGCATCGGCGTATGAGATAACTATTTTGTCTGCAACAGGCTCATGTACCGAGTCAAAGTACCTGACATGGGCCGATTCAAAAGTGGCCGCACTGCCTTTAGATTCTGATATTGCCGCCACAACACTAACGGTACCATTGGTGTTCAGGATGACGGTGTCGCCATTCGATATAGCGCCAGACGCGGTAACCTCTACTTTTTTCCCCGACGCACCCGCTGGTAACAAGTCAGATAAATTGGTCATGTGCTGTAGTCCAGATCAATACTGGTTGATGAAATCGCTCGACCCACCAAAACATTACTCGATGACGTTGTGGTTAAGGTTCCGTCTTTTGCAACGTAATAAACCGAGTTGGCGGTCAAGCCTGAAACATTAGACGAAACCCCCCCTTTTATCGTTATTGAGCCGCTAGAACCATCGGATATAGCGCCTCCCGATATCCCCAAAAAGTTACTGGCTGTAACATTTGAGGTGGGTACAGTAATCACCACGCTGGTTCCGTCATTCCCGGCTGGGTTGTCTGCGTATGACACTACCACCTTCTGGGCATTTGAGTCGTAGGTCATGTTTGGATAATCTGCTCTGCCGCCATCATTCAGCGTTATAAGTGGATCGAGAGTTATCGTTGTCCCGCTTACCTTCCCGACAAGAAGAAATGTTTCGTTGCTTGAGCTAAAGACCAACGCAACCACCCCCGCATTGCTGTCAAATGTTGCTTGGCCGGGGCGAAGGTCTTGACTCCCTAACTCACTCTTTGATGTTGCGACGGGGGTTCCATAAGATACTGACGTGCCGGAAACTGTGCCGACCACTGCGGTAAGCGTGTTGGAGTTATTTGAATCGTTGAAAAAAACGACAACCTTATTATTTGTGCTGTCAAAAGCCATCGGCCTGCCGAGCGAAGAACCTGCGGCGCTAGCAAACTGGGAACTAGACCCGAAAGAAATTGACGTTCCTGAAACCGTTCCGACTGCTGAATCGGCAGTAGTTCCGCCACCGGCATAATTTCGGAATGTAGCAACGTGCTTATTCGCGTTGGTGTCAAATACTGCATTTACTGCCTCTCCACCTGACCCACCGGATATATCCACCGCTGACCCAAAGCTGATTGACGTACCGCTGACGGTTCCCACTTTTGCGACCACTCCGTTGTAGTAAACAACAACCTTGTTATTGTCGCTGTCGAAAACCAAAACGGGAAATCTTGACGTGGCTGAGTTATATACTACTTTTGTGCCAAAACTAATTGATGTTCCTGACACGGTTCCAACTATTGCGTAACCGTAATCCGATGCATAATTCTCTTTGTATGCGATGACAACCCTGTCTGCGTTGCTATCGTAAGCTACTGCTAATTCAGTAGCCGAATAAAAAGTGCTATGCCACGCGACAGGCGTTCCGAATGAAATGCTTGAGCCGCTTACAGTGCCGACAACAGCCCAACCATCATTGCCGTCACGATAAACAATGACAACCTTGTTGCTAGTGGAGTCAAAAACAGAAACCCCATCATAGGGTGGATCGTCACCGTCAAATACCGCTTCAGAACCAGATGCAAAATTTTGTCCAGACACTGCGGTAACGGTGCCGTTGGCGTTTAAAATTATCGTCTTTCCAGACGCTATAGTGCCTGACGCCGTAAAGCTAACCTCTTTACCAGCGCCAGCGGGAAATAAATCGCTCAGACTGCTCATGATCGGTTCTTCATGTTAATAGTTGTGGCTTTAATAGCCTGACCTATTTTTACTGCTGGCGACGTAGACGTTGTAGAAATAGTCCCGTCTTCCTGTACATAATAATCAGAGCCGATGGTCAGCCCAGACTGAGACTCGTTGAGCGAGCCCACCGTGTTGACTGTCCCAGTAGCCGAGTCTGATATCGCTTGTGCGGCAAGCCCAATAAATGACGTTGATGTCAAGTTTGTCTGGATTGGTGAAAACGCCCTGCCTGACAGGCGCTGACTATTGTTTGGGTCTGAAAACGTGACATGCATTTTTCTGGCGGCTGTGTCATCACTTAAAGCGGCCACCGTGTAATCCGCGTCTGCTCCAGAAGCCGTTGTGCTATCAAAACTAATAGACGTTCCCGACACTGTGCCGGGATGCAACAAACCGCTACTGGAGGACGAAGATGTAGAAATTACGACTTTTTTGGCGGAAGCCATGTACTCTATTGGCGTATATCTGTTTGCAATACTTTCTGACAAAAAAACCGTTTCTGTCCCAAACGAGATGCTAGTGCCAGACACTGTACCGACAGCATAAGCCGCATAGCTGTTTTGACCCGCTCTACCGGCGACAACGATTTTTCCAGCAGACGCATCAAATGTCGCGAATAAATTAAAACTCCCGTAGCTGGCGTTTCCAAACTTTGCGACAGAGCCAAAAGAAATAGACGTTCCGCTGACAGTTCCAACAACAGCCGTGCCACGGTTATTGTCTGCGCTGTCTGTGTAGATAATAACTATTTTTTCATTTGTACTGTCGTACACAACAGAGCCGGTTTCTAACAGAACGTAGGCTGACTCAAAGGTGGTCTGTGAGCCAAATGAAATAGTGGTTCCGCTGACAGTCCCTACGGACGCTTTTCCGTAACTGCTACTTCCATTGTCTTGCAGGGCCACCACGAATTTATCCTCTGCGGCGTGATAGGCAATGGAGTTGTTTCCTGCGGTGGCATTACTGTCGACAGTCTCAGCATTTCCAAAGCTAATACTGGTGCCACTAACAGTCCCCACACGAGCCTTGGTGCCTCCCGTTTGATCCTTGTAGAAAACAACAACCTTGCCATTGCCAAACGCAATACACGGTCTTTCTACACTGGTAGATGTCCACGCAACAGGCGTTCCGTAACTAACCGTGGAGCCGCTGATCGTCCCGACCACAGCGTAGCCATAATTAGATGAGCCTTGGTAGGCAATTACAACTTTGTTGTTGGTGCTGTCATATGCGGAGCTAGTGGTTCTTGCGTTGATGTTAGTCTGCGTGGATATTTCCACAATAGAACCTATGGCGGCGGCAACATTTCCAACGGATGTAACCGTGCCGTCAGAGTTCAATACAACTGCGTCGCCATTGGATACAGCGCCAGACGCAGTAAAGGTAAAGTTATTTTGCCCGCCACCAGCCGGTAATAGCTCCGAGAGGTTGCTCACTTACACGCTCCACCCAATGGTGCTGTTAATGTACGTCATGGTGATTTCTGCAAAGTTCTTGTCGAACGTCAGATCACTAGCACTCGACGCAATGTTTGATCCATTTCTGGCGACAGTAAATGTCGTCGTGGCGGCGGCTCCAGTACCGTCTTTGATGGTAACTGCGTTTCCTGCGCTGGGTGAGGCGGGGAGCGTAATTGTAATGCTACCCGCTGTCGCCACCACAAAATCACCTGCTACAGCGGTGTAGTTGGCGCTTTTAAGCAGTGGATCAGGCAGGGAGTTTGTAAAGGCCAGCTTACCACTGCCGTTAGTGTTAAGAATCTGTCTTGCGCTTCCCGTTGCGTCAGGTAGCTCTAGGGTATAAGTGGCACCGGCAGAGTGAGGTGGCCCCTTTAAAGTTACCCCGTGAGAGTTGCTTTCGCAGTTAAATCTAACCGCTCCAGCATTGGTGTTGCCGTATAGCTCAGTAAATCCGGTGCCGTTGGGGAAAAGCTGGATGTTGCCGTTAGTATCCGTGGACTTAATTGCATTCGCATTAAGCTCAAGATTTTCAATCAAAACGGAGCCATCAGACTCTTCATACACTGCCTTGTCAGCAGGATACGTCAAGATTACATCCTTGGTACCTGCGGAAAAGTTGACTGCACTATTGCTATTAGAACTCGACAACACCGTGGTCCGGGTTATCGTATTGCCGCTACTAGCATAAGTGCCAAGACCCACTTCAAAGTCAAGGTTTGTGTTGTCAATAATCGCGTAATACGTTGTATCTGCATTAGACAGCACAGAAGAGAAGGTGCGAAAGTTTGCCTGCGCTCCAGCCAATGTGATCGCGCCCGTCCCTGTAGAAGTGGTGGTTTCTTTTACCCGATCCTTTACGACTAACGCCATGATTATGCAATCCTAATAATCGCGTTCGACGCATCCGCTGTGGGGAACACGATGGTAAAGTCACCTGCACTAGATGACTTGTCAGAACCAAAATCCAGAACAACAACGGTGTCTGTAGTGCCAGAGCCGCTACCAGTGGTGGTGTTGTAGATCAAAGCGCCACGCGCCGTCAGGGTACTGGAAGAGAACGTAAGGTCTGCAAAGTCCGTAAGCGCCGTTGTTCCTGACGTGGTAGGAGTAACATTGGTCAAGGTGCCGCCGCCAGCAGAATAGCCTGTTCCGCTAATCTCGTTACTTGTGGTGTAAGCAGTCGTAGACGCATCAAAGCTCGCGCTGTTGGTATACATAGCCAGTTTAAAGGTGTCCCCGCTACTGGCAGTAAAGTTGTGTGAGCCCACAAGCAGTTCCTGCTTGAACGAGGTACACATGTAGTTTCCGCTAAAAGCCATATCACATTCTCCTGATAAGTTCGGCTAAGTCTTTTTGCCCAGCATCCAAGAGGGCGTTATACACAGTGGTTCGGTCGCTTTTCGCGGCCTCTTTCATGTAAAAAACAAGGACCGCCCTAATCTGATCCTTGAATGCCTGCGCTTGAGCCTGAACTTCAGGCATCGCAGTATCGGCAACCGAGACGACCCTGTTCAGGCACCTCTCGGCAATCTCTTCTGGGGTAAACCCTCTACCCTCTGTTGTCTCAACAAGCACGCTACCCACGTCCATCGTGGTGCTAACACTAATCATCCTCTAGGCTTCCTTACTTCTCCGCTACGATAACTGTCCGTCGTGCTATACCCCTCACCTAACTGCTCCAGCTTGCCCAACGCCTCTGCGTACCTCTGCATGTACATCTGCATGATATCGGCATCGCCTTTCAGGTACGTGTATGCCTCGACAAGACAGCCATATAAAAGTGTTGACTCAGCATTCGTGCCAAGCCAGCTTGTGCCGTCCGTAGACACGGTGATGGATTCGGGCTTGTGGAAGTAATGCAGTTCTGCATCATATGCAGAGTCAGGGGTGGGGCCGAGAATAAACGCGGTGCGGCTAAAAATGCCGTAGTACTTGGGCGCTCCCTGCGTTGTCGTTAGCGGGTACGCCTGACGTATAAAGTTTACGTCCTTAAAGATCAGATACTCAAAGCCGGAGTTGTCGATAGCTAATGAGTAGGGTGTCAAAAAATCTGTAGGCATGATCAGGTACTGGTTACCGCCTGCCACGGAGCCAGAAACATTCTTACGGAAATCAGGCAGTTGCACTGTCTTCAGGATTTTGTCTTCTGCCTGCGTAATGATTGTTGTCAAATTATTGACAAAGCTAGTCTCGTTTGACTCGCAATAATCCTGTATCGCCTGTTTTAGGGAGGTAAACGTAAACGCCATCAGGATGTCTCCACCGTTACCCGCCCAACAACACCCGCCATATCAAGACCGACAGTCCGGCTTCCAAGTGCCGTATTGCCTCCCCCGACAGGATCGAACGCAGAAAGCGCACGACTTTCATCAAGGCTGTCGTCAGGTCTCGGAAACCGAAGCGCCTGTGGATCGTTCGCATTGACATCCCCCAGTTTCAACTGAGGCTGATCCTGATCTACAACATCCCTGCCAACCAGCAGACCGTTCCAGCGGCCATCCTCAATCTGTCTGACCAAGTCGCGCAGTGGATATCGGAAACCTGTCCGATCACAAAATCCAAACGCCTTGGAGCCTTTCGCGTAACTGCTCATAAATTGTTATACCCACCGGGAGCCATGTAAAGCGATGCCTTTTCTCTGGATGCGTCTGCCGCCAGATTCCACTGCTCTTCGTACACATCCTTGAGTGCTGGTGCCAGTTGTATTGATTCAGGCTTCTTGCTCGCTATGTAATAAGCTAGACCAGCTACCATGCACGGCAGATACCGCGCTGGTACATCCATGTTGTTGGACGCTGGCTTTCCGGTGTCCTCTATCCTGTCTAGGTAGTAATACGCAAACGTGTAGGTCGTTGTCGCGTCTGGCACAGGCCAGAAGTGCAACGTCAGTCCCGCAGGCTTGCGCTCAACGTAATACTGTAGCGGCCTGCCCTGCGTCAGCTTGTTGGTCTGATGAGCGTACTGGCTCACCGAGATTCTTTGCATTGTCAGATCAGACTGCTTGGAGGTGTCTCCTGCGTCAGTTCGCAAAAGCCCCTCTACAATATCCTGCTTTTCCGAGGTCAGATCGTATGACGAGGTGCCTGCGGTCAGAGTCTGCGTAGCATCCCTTACTGTCCACAAGTTAAGACCACGGTTCTGCCACTCCAGCATCAACAAATCCAGACTGCGCCGTGCCGTCCGGTAGTCATAGCCGCTTCGTAGCTCAGAACCTGCTCGCTCAAACGCCTCCTCAAATATATCTGACAAGTCAAGAGTAAAGGCTGTCGTTCCGCTAGTCGCCATTAGACTTTCCTCCCTCTCGTCCTGCCCCTACGAGCCAAGCCGTTTCTGCACTTAGCCGCCTTGATCTTCTTTGATTTGGGCGCGTTTTTGACCTGCTTGCCCATCTGCGCTCTGCTTATAGGCATATCGTCACCAGTTCTTGCAAGACCAATAACGAGCGGACATCTTGCTTGGCGGCTTAGAGTCGCACTTGTGTCTCGCACGGAAAGACTTGCGCCGTCCCGGCTGGCTCTTCTTGATCTTCATATTCTTGTCGCCATAGCGGATGATTTTCTCTTTTCCGCCCTCGCACGCCTTGACCACAAACTTCTTCTTGGGATGGCTAGGCGTTCGCCTTGGCTTATTACACGACATGGACTTCTTGTTGACCTTGCCGCCTGACTTGTAATACATACGCATTACTTTCGATGCCTCGCTGTCTTCTTGGCAATCCGCTTGGGTTGCTTTGAATGTTGCTTGCCTTTCTTAGTATCTGCGCGTTTTTTCCGCGTAGTCGCGGCATATTCCTTGGATGACATGGACTTGATGGCCTTCTCAGGAAGGTAACGCTCGCCAGTAGCTTTTGCACCTTGAGTACTGGGCTTGCCAGACTTGGTGCGCCACTTCTGCTTCGTCCACTTCTTGAGGGACTTCTGCGACTTCTTGAGCGCCATCAGTCCTTGTATCCTCCCCCAGCTTTCTTGTAGGCAGAGGCGAGCATCTGCGCTTTACGCGCCGACCATTGCCCCGGCTTACCGCCCTTACCGCCAGCTTTTATTCGGTTGAATATCCGCTTTCGCATTCCGGGCTTGGTGTAGTTTCCCGCCTCATTGACACGGGACTTGGACTTCTTTTTGGTTTTGCCGCCTTTCTTGTAATACTGTCTCATCAGCCGTAGTTCTTTTTCAGTTTCAAAACGACAGAGTAAGTGTCGCCACTACTCGCGCCTGTGGTTGTGAAAAGAATGTCGCCTGTCTTGCCAGAAGCGGCGGCGGTGTTGGGCAAGCCAACAAAGTCAGAAAAGTCCAGCGTGTCGCCGTAGTCGGCAATCAACTCCCACGCCAAAACATTCGTGGTGGCATCAAAGAAGATTTGCACACCCATGCCTTTGGTCGTGTACTGGATGCTTTCGATGTTGACGCTGGTACAGGCTCCCTTGCCTGCGGGGTCTGAACTCAACGCAGAAACATCTACCTTGGCAACAGCCGATTCACCCGTGCCATCACTGACGTTGGTGAAATACATGATCGCTGTGCGAGGGCCATCCTCAATAGTCTTACTTGTGACTGTATCAGCCATCTTATCCTCCAGATAAGGGGGCTATGCCCCCGTCAGTTTATGATGCGTCTGAAGTGGTAGAGATGCCGAAAAACTTGAGGACAACAACTGTGTCGCCACCCGGATCGCCAGAAAGCACAATCTCTACTTCGTCTGCTGTTTCTGTAGACGCAGTGGTTGTGCCACCGGACATCCCGAGAACGCCATTGCAGGGGAAAAACCCTTTGAAGCCTGTAGAGTTGACAGCGGCAGAGATACCATCGACAAAGCCGTCAGTGTCTGCATCGGTGCCAATGTCGTTAAGGTTGACGGAGTTAGCGGAAGCTGTGGTAACAGCGACCAACACACCCATAGGGATAAAGTTTGAGGGGATGCCAATAGCGGCTTCCTTACCTGTCGTTGCACCGTCAGCCACGGTAATCGTCGCCTCGTAGGTGGATAACGTCATGGTGCTGGTAATAGAGCCAGTAGTGGAATTTTTGGTGATGTCTGAAAAACCATTTTCAGAGCGGACGGCACCGCTGAATGTAGTATTAGCCATGTGATTCTCCTGTCTTGGCTAGTGTCTAATGTTCCATGTGGAACAATTAGTCAGGGAAAAAGGGGGGCAAAGCCCCCCGACATTTTAGGAAGTTCCGGGCGAGCCGTAAATTCCGAGTGGATCAGATACGCCGAACGAGTAACGAGCGCGAGCTTTGTAGCGCACGTTTCCTGTATCGAAGTCTCCGTCCATTGACGTTTCAAGCGCGGTGCGCTCAAAGTGCTTCATGCCGTTCGGTACATCGGTAATCAAGAAGAAGGCGTTGGTGTCAGTCAAGAAGTGATTGACAGAGTAGCCTTCTGGGATTGACCCGTTGTTACGAAGGGCGTTGATGTCGTTGTCAGCAGTTCCGACTCGACCTTCAGTCTCAAGCAAACGAGTTGCTACAAACTGAAGTGCGGGGGGAACAATCAAACGACGGGGGCGAGCCGCGATCAGCAGTCCACGCTCATCGGTAAATGCGGCGATGTTAATCACAGCATCTTCCAGAGAGGTTTCGTTCAGATCAGCCGCAGTGGTAGGACGGTTGGCATTAGTGCCACCATTCACCAGCGGGTGAGCCGTGCTGAACAGCGTAACGCCGTCACCAGATTGGAAGGTGTTGAAACCGTTGTTCAACGGATTCGCTGACTTCACTTGCTTGGTATGCGCCATTGCCCTTGCAAGAGCTTTTGTGTATCTTGCAGACAGTGAGTCATATAGATTGTCCTCCATTGCTTCTTCTGTGATACTGAAGCCGAGAGCAATCGTTTCATGATTATACCTAGCAGTGAACGACTCTTGCGCCGAGTCATAGCTGATGGCCGCGCCTTCAGCTTTAACTGGTGCGGCACCAAAGCCGGACAGCTTTACCTCTTCCTCAAACGAACGCTCAGATGATTCAGTTTCGTAAATCATCGTGTGCTCGTCGTCGTACCGCTCATACTCCAATCCAAATAAGGCATTGAGACCGGGGAGCAGTTCTTTCAACATTTGTGCGCGTGAAATAGCCATTTCCTAAGTCTCCTTAAACGCCGAGCTTGGTTTCGTAGGCATGGCTAAGTGGGAGATAGGTAACAATACAGTCGGTGAAAGCATCACCTACTGAACTCTTAGGCCCATCCACGAAGTCCACAATACGAAGCGGAAGCGAGTTGGT